GCGGTAATTGCGAATACTTCGACATGGACATGGAAGATTGCCTGCCAGAAGGCGCGGGTTATTGCCATCAGTGGAACTTTATGTGTGCGCCGGACAAGTCTTGCGCTTCTTGGGAGATGGGCGATGAAGAAGGCGGAGAAGAAGATCTCGAAAGTGATGACTGAGTTTAAAAAGGGTAAGTTGCACTCAGGGAGCAAGAAAGGCCCAGAGGTAACAAACCCTAAGCAGGCTATTGCTATTGCCTTATCTGAGGCAGGAAAGGCTAAAAAGAAATGAAAGGTTTATACGCAAACATCCACGCTAAACGCGAGCGTATAGCCAAGCAGAAAGCTGCTGGCAAGACTCCTGAGCGTATGCGTAAGCCTGGGGCTCCTGGAGCACCTACGGCTAAGGCTTTCAAAGAATCAGCGAAAACGGCTAAGAAATGACTGCCGCCTGGACTCGCAAAGAGGGTAAGAACGCTAAGGGCGGCCTGAACGAGAAGGGTCGGAAGTCTTACGAGGCTGCTAACCCTGGGTCTAACCTGAAGGCTCCCGTGAAAAGCGGCGATAATCCGCGTAGAGCGTCTTTCCTAGCGAGGATGGGTAACATGCCAGGCCCAGAGCGTAAGCCCGATGGTAGCCCTACTAGACTCTTACTCAGTCTAAAGGCATGGGGTGCAAGTTCTAAGGAAGATGCAAGAGCGAAAGCAAAGGCAATCTCGGCAAGGAACAAGAAGTGAAGCGCAGAAAGGGTCTGCTGGATGAAGAGAAGTTCCTGCCTCCGCTGCCGGAGCAGTTACCAAGAGGTGTAAGTTCGCTTCCAGGGTACGGGCAGACTAGTCCTGTGGCACAGGGTTTACTAGGGTTTACGGGTAGACAACCGACGTATTCGGTAATGAGTCCAGAAGCACAGCAGATGTCTGATGCTTACAGACTAGGCGAACAAGCAAGCGTTGCTAGTCAACTGTACGGGTCTATGCTTCCTTTTGCCGCGGCGGCGGCGGCGAGTAAGGTGGGTGCATTGCCTGGGGCCGCTGTTTACAGGAAATCAACTCTTTCTAAGCCAGATCCTTCTGTTGGCACTAGGTTTGAGCGAGAGTTTTTAGGCGGTCTGGTAGAGAAAAAACCAATAAATTTGGAGGATTACCGCGGTGCTAGTCTAATGATTATGCCGTGGGATAGCACAAGCAGGAACTATCGCATTACGTCTGTATCTGATGAATTATTGCCGCGACCCGTTGTCACTCATGGTGGTTTTGACTACACCAGGGACGTTAAACACGTTGCTGAAAACATAGCCGGCGCATCTAACTTAGGTATAGCAAAACGGATTAGGGATAGAGACGCAATCGCTAGACAGGAAAATATTGAGGCTGGCGGCACAGGAGAGATACTTCATGCTCCGATAACAATGGGCGCGGGTGCAGAAAACTTCTCTGTGCAGCCCACTGAAGTTTTGCTTGGTTTGATTGATAGGGCAAACGTTCCTAAAAGCGTTATTGATGACTTAGACAACGAAATAAGAAACCTCAAGATATTTAAGGGAACCGGAGAAAAGCGCAAGGCTTTACAACCTTTCAAGAACTTCCGCGGGGTGATGACTGAAGAAGGTAGGGTTCAGTTATACCGAGGCGGCGATAACTTGGAGTCAACAGAGGGCGAGCTTAGAAAAGCCCTTGTTGACAGAATGTCGCAAAAGAAGTTTCAAGAGCAATTTGGGTTCAACGCAGAAGATGTTTCCGCGGCTATAACAAGCCCATCTCTAGCCGGAGTCCCTAAAGGTTATGTTGGCGAATCATTGTTTCTTACTGATCCAGCCGGAGGTATGCACTTAAGGCCATCAAAGAATCCAACTTACAACACAGACTTTACTGGTGAATATCAAGGCACATTAGGGCTTAACTTGCCAGTAGAGGTTTTAATGCCGCGGGTATACCAAAGACTGGCTCAAGAGCAAGCAGGTAAGACTGGTGACATCAGGAATATGGCTATAGGCGCAATGGAAAAGCGCAAAGAAGGCGTGTCTGAGATTATTGATGACTACGTTCTTGAGCAGTACGACAAGTATCTTAGGCAACAAAAACGACTTGGCTTACTCTAGTGATTCTGTAAGATTCGTAAGGTGGCATTTGAGCAGATGGATCGCATTTCCGATGAAGTCAGCTAAAGCGTAATCATCTAATCCCAACGCTTCGTCATCAAGATCTAGGTTGATAACTTTCTTTGTGTCTTGTTCAATAATTAGTTTCATTTTGGCTCCTTTAGAGTATTGAGTTTATCTTCGTGGCATCGTAATTTGGTTGTATTTACGCAACATATGAACAACAAACTATTGGAAGATGGTGAAAGAAAGCTACCTCCTGCTGCTGGCATGGGCAGGGCTAAGGGAGTGCCTAACAAAAGCACTGCCGCGGTGAGAGAAGCTATCGCAAAGATGGCAGAACTAAACGCACCTCGTTTTGCTATGTGGCTAGACGAAGTAGCACAAAAAAGCCCAGAAAAGGCTTGCGATATTTACTTGAGGGCTATCGAGTACCACATACCTAAGCTAGCAAGAACAGAGGTAACAGGTCAGGACGGGCAACCAGTTGCTTTACAAGTGACATGGGCGCAACAAGAATAGTCATTCCGTATGCACCGCGAGCGCAACAGCTACAGATACACCATGCGCTTGCAGACAAGCGATTCGGAGTCGTTGTGGCTCATCGTCGCATGGGTAAATCAGTCTCCGCTGTCAACCATCTCATTAGAGCAGCGATAGAGAACACGAAGGAGGCTCCAAGATATGCGTTTATTGGGCCTACCTACTCCCAGACCAAACGAGTTATCTGGGATTACCTCCTCAAGTTTACCGAGCCCCTTAACGCCACTGCGAATATTGCAGAACTTAGGGTTGATTTCTGGGGCAGACGCATCCAACTTGCGGGGTCTGATAACCCAGACTCTCTTAGAGGACAGTATTTTGACGGGGTTGTATTCGACGAATTCGGTGACCAGAACCCTAAAATTTGGTCGGAAGTGGTTCGTCCGGCCCTGTCGGACAGAATGGGATGGGCGTTATTCCTCGGAACCCCAAAGGGAAATAACCACTTCAAGACCCTGAGAGATCATGCGTCAGAGCATAACGATTGGGCACTGCTTGAGTTCCGAGCATCCGAAACTGGTCTTATCCCTCAAACTGAACTCGATGCAGCCAAGTCCGAGATGGGAGACGACAAGTACCTACAGGAGTTTGAGTGTTCCTTTGACTCAGCGATCGAGGGAAGTTACTACGGACAGCTTCTCAATGAGCTACCGTCTGAGCGATTCCATGACATCCCTGTAGACGGTTTAGCTAAGACTTACGCAGCTTGGGATCTAGGGATAGGCGACTCCACTGCAATCTGGGTCTGTCAGAGAGTGGGCTTAGAAACACGGCTCATTGACTTTGTGGAGAACCACGGTCAAGGACTTGACTGGTATGTGAACTGGCTGAGAACAAATCATTACGAATTAGCCGAGCAGTTATTGCCTCACGATGTGCAAGTCAGAGAGCTAGGCTCAGGAAGATCAAGGCTAGAACTCCTGCAAGAAGCAGGGCTAAACATCACGATTGTGCCGAGAATGGGTGTTGACGATGGGATACAAGCCGTGAGAAGGCTGATTCCCTATTGTTGGTTTGACTCCAAGACTAAGCGCGGAGTGGACGCACTAAGGAATTATCGGCGACAATACGACGATAAGCGTCAAGTCTATTGGGATAAGCCTTTACATGATTGGGCATCTCATGCTTCTGACGCATTTCGGTATCTTGCGGTTGGCATGTCAGAAACAACGAGTTGGTCTAAGCCGCTGAAACCTAACGTATCTTGGGTGGTCTAAATGGATGACGGACGATTAAAGGCGATTCTCCAAGGTGAGATTGATAACGCGATAGGTTTCTTGGAGACCGAGACGGTCGAGCAACGTAAGAACGCTCTAACGGCCTACATGCGTGACCCCTATGGGAACGAGGTAGAGGGTCGCAGCCAGATCGTAACCGGAGAGGTTGCAGAAGCTATCGACGGGATGCTTCCTCCTCTCATGCGTTTGTTTACGTCTGCCGATCAAATCGGTGTATTCGAGCCTGTAGGCCCAGGTGATGAGCCTATGGCTATGCAAGCCACCGAGTATTGCAACTGGGTGCTGATGAAGCAGAACCCTGGCATTTCGATCATGCACGACTGGTTCAAGGACGCGATCCTTCAGAAGGTCGGCGTTATCAAAGCCTACTGGGACGACTCGATAAGCGTCACCAAGGAACAGTACGCAAACCTGACAGACGATGAGCTAGCCATGCTTATGTCTGACGGGACGATGGAGATCGCAGCGCAAGAGACGATTGAGCAGGATATTGACGGTCAAGTCATGCGTGTCCATAACGTCGCACTCATGCGTAAGACAAAGGCAGGGAAAGTTAAGGTCGAGAACGTACCTCCCGAAGAGTTCTTGATTTCCAAGGCAGGAAAGACCGTTCGAGATACGCCATTTGTCGCGCACAGGAAACTCATCACGAGGTCGGATCTTGTTTCAATGGGGTTTGATCCTGAGATCGTGATGAACCTTCCGGTCTACAACGACCTTGAGTTCTCTGCCGAGTACATTGCAAGATACAACCGAGACGAGCAGCCCTACATGGAGCCAAGTCTCGATAAGTCCATGCAGACGGTTGAAGTGTTTGAGTGCTACCTAAAGACTGACTACGACGGGGATGGGATTGCGGAACTAAGACGGGTGCATTTTTCGGGGAACGAAATCCTAAGTAACGAGGAAACCGACTATGTGCCGTTTTACACCATCTGTCCTATTCCGATTCCTCACAGGTTTTTTGGGGATTGTCCTGCTGATCGTACAGTTGATCTCCAGCTTATCAAGACTACTGTAACGAGGCAGATGCTTGATAACCTGTACTTGCAAAACAATACCCGTATGGGTGCTGTCGAAGGTCAGGTCAACCTCGATGACCTCTTAAGCGTTACACCTGGAGGTGTGGTGAGGATGAAGAATCCTGCTGCACTGGTTCCGATTACGACACCTCCTGTCGGTCAGCAAGCCTTCCCTCTTTTAGAGTACCTCGATCAGGTTCAGGCTAAACGTACAGGCGTTACAGAAGCCTCTCAAGGTCTTGACCCTAACATCCTGCAGAACGTGACTGCTGCGGCCATAGCAGCCCTTACGCAAGCCTCACAAGGCAAGATCGAACTCATCGCTAGGATATTTGCAGAAACAGGCGTAAAAGACTTATTCAAAGGACTCTTACATCTTTTATGCAAGTACCAGGACAAAGCAGTTTTGATTCGGATGCGTGGGCAGTACGTCCAGTACGACCCGCGAGAGTGGTCGAACCAGTACGATGTATCAGTGAATGTCGGACTTGGTACGGGGAGCATGGAGCAAAAGATGGCAATGCTCTCAATGGTTCTGTCCAAGCAAGAGCAGATCATTCAAGCGTACGGCCCGAACAATCCTTTAGTGAGTGTCTCGCAGTACAGATCAGTATTAGGGAAGTTGATTGAGGCAGCAGGGTTCCCAGATTCAGCGGAGTTCTTCAAGCCTGTAGGCCCAGAGGTTGATGCTGCGCTCGCGCAACCTCAGCAACAACAAGGCCCAGACCCTGCTATTCAAATGATGATGGCTCAGGCCCAAGCAGACATCGAGATTAAGCGTCAGAAAGCTATGGCCGATATTCAGCTTGCAAGGGAAAAGGCTTTGGCTGAGTTGGAACTCAAGCGTATGGAGTTCGAGGCAGAAGCGCAGATGAAGGCGATGAAGGTCGGGGCAGGCATTACTGGCAACGTCGAGATACCAGGGTAATCATATGAATGAAGAAGTCGTTAATTTTGTCCTAGCCTACCTTGACCAACCTAAGGTTATTTACGATGCGATGGTTAGGCTTGGCGTTAATGTCGACCAGCTTGCAGAAGCTATCGGTAGGCCAGTTGAAAACGTAAAACTTTACTTTAGCAATGCAAACTTAGTTGCTCCAGGTATGGAGGAACCACAGCCTCAACCTGAGCCACAGCCTGAACCAGAACCACAGCCTCAACCTGAGCCACAGCCTGAACCACAGCCTGAACCTCAACCTCAGCCACAACCTCAGCCAGATCCATATGCCGTCAAGTATGCGGAGATGCAGAACATATTGAGTGGAGTCGCTGGAACAGGGCAGACGGATTACGAGTGGTGGACAAACAACAAAACGCTTGATGAAGCCAGAGCATTTGTAAATGATCGTTACGCAACGATCAAAAACATCCTCGGTAATATCCCAGGCTTAACGGATGCTGATTTTTCGTGGTGGACAAGGAACAAAACTCCAGATGAGGCGGTTGCATTCGTTGCGTCCACTGTTGCTGTACCGCCGGTAATAATTGAACCACCGGTTGTAACACCACCTCCAGTAACAGAACCGCCGGTTATTACGCAGCCTCCTGTCATTACCGAACCTCCAGTCATTACCGAACCTCCTGTTATTACGCAACCTCCTGTCATTACGGAGCCTCCAGTTGTAACGCAACCTCCGGTTGTCGAGACACCGATTTTTGTTCCTACCGCGCCCCTTCCTGTAAACCCAACCCCAACTTTGAATCCTTGGCAGAAACTTGATGCAAACGGGAATATTGTCGAAAAGACAATGGCCGATTACACGACGCAAGAGAGGATTCCTCTTGCTCAAAACGTCATTGACCAAAACAAGCTACAAGGAAAGCTGGTAACGCCCAGTGAGTTTAGAACTTTTGCTTTGGCTCAAGGTGTACCAGAGACGCAGTTGGATGACTTAATAAACGGACTTACTTTTCCGCAACAACCCGTTGTCAACCCAACCCCAAACCCCTGGCAGGCTGTTGACCAATCGGGGAATATTGTTCAAAAGAAGCTGTCTGATTACACATCTGCCGAGCTAATTCCGTATATACAAAATCTCTTTCGAGACAACCCGAACGCCACGGCGCAAATGGTCAGGCAGTACGCTGCCTCACAAAATGTTCCTGCAAGCGTGATTGATGCTGCTTTGGGTGGTGTACAGGTTCCTACTGCAAACTTCTCTCAGTTCACAGTAGGCGGTGGTAATACAAGCCTTGCTACACCTACAACTGATTTCTTTTACGGCGCAGGCCCAACAGAACAAGCCCCTTATATGTTCAAGTCTGGGGTGGCTGGATATACCCGTTTGTTACCCCAGTCCTTAGAGTTTGGCATCCCTGCTGTCACCGGAACTAAACCAACATTACAGCCTGGGATCTTTGATAAAACTGCGCTACAGCAAGCCTACGAAGGTCAAACAGGACAAACCTATGGCGGTGAGATTCTCCCTGGCGAAGATATACGCCAAGCAAGCTACAAGGGCGGGAAGATTACGCCAGACAAGATCGCATATGAAAAAGGCGGCAAGGTAAAGAGTTTGCTTGGGCCAAAGCCTGATAGTCCTGACGACGGTTATGCAAGCCTACAGGTCGGCGAATACGTCATTCGTAAGAAGGCTGTCAACAAATACGGAGAGGATTTCCTAGAGGCTCTCAACGAGTCACGAATCCCTAAAAAGAAGGCTAAAGGACTCTTATGACCCAACGTTGGGAGCGAGCAAAGGCTTTGCTTGGCGATGAGTTTCTGAACGAAATTTTCGCTGAGTTGGAAAAAGACAACATCGAGCGTATTATCAATAGTCATCAGGACGACATTGATCTTCGTGAGGATTCGTATCTCATGATTAGTGCAGTGCGTCGTGTGAAAGCGCGTCTTGAGTCCGTTGCCGCCGAAGGCGAGATGAACAAGAGACGATTCAAACTTTTTAAGTAGAGGTTAGTTTATGGAAAGCAGCAACCCGCAAGGGACTAGCTTGACAGTGGGACAGGCGGCAGACACGTTTCTTGGCATGATGGCAGGCAATGAGATTCTTAAAGAGCAACCTCAGAGCCAGCAAGAATACCAAGAGGTCGAGGCCGGTGAATCTGAGCACGAGGAAGCAATAGAGGAGGCTCAAGAGGAGGAACAGCGTTTTGTGGTGAAAGCCGCAGGTGAAGAACGCGAGGTGACCCTCCAAGAGTTGATCGAAGGCTACCAAAAGGGCACTGATTACCATAAGAAAACTAACGCGCTTGCAGAACAGCGTAAAGCAGTCGAGGCAGAGAAAGCCGCTGTCGAGCAAGCAAAGCAGGCACGAGATGCCTACGCCCAACGCTTGCAGGTAATGGATCAATTCCTAAGCCAGCAAATGAAGGGTGAAGATATTGAGAGTTTGAAAGAGACCGACCCCATTGCATATGCGGTGAAGGTCGCGGAAATGACTCGCCAAGAGAAGCAACTCCAGCAGTTAAGAGCCGAGCAGCAACGCATTGCCAGAGAGCAACAAGCCGAGCAAGAGGTTCATATGGAGAGGCGTATCGCGGAAGAGGCGCAGAAGGTTGCAAATGCAATCCCAGACTACGCCGATCCGAAGAAGGGTGAGAAAGTCCGTAGTGATTTAAGAGCGTTTGCAAAGAGCATTGGTTACTCTGATGCGGAACTTGCAAGTGCGACTGACTCTCGTGCCGTGGTGACGTTATGGATGGCCGCGCAGTATCAGAAATTGCAACAAAGTAAGCCTGGGGTAACCAAAAAGGTTACGGAGGCTCCGAAGTTGCTAAAGCCTGGGACTGCCACAGGTAAGACCATTCAGTCAGAAGCAGCAAAACAGGACTTTGCGCGTCTCAAAAAGACAGGTAGTCGACAGGACGCTGCAAGGGTTTTTGAAAGATTCTTGTAATTAGGAGTTAAAAATGACTGTTCCTTCAGGTACATTCCAGACCTTCACCGCTGTCGGTCAGCGTGAAGATCTAACCGATGTTATTTACAACATCAGCCCGACCGAGACACCTATCCTTTCGTCGCTTGCTCGCACCAAGGCAACGGCTGTCTACCACGAGTGGCAGACCGACACGTTGGCAGCAGCAACAACCAACAACGCACAGGTTGAAGGTGACGACGCTACAGCAGCAACCATTAGCCCGACGACTCGTCTCGGTAACTACACACAGATCGTTGCTAAGACGATCCAGGTGTCAGGCACGATGATGGCCGTTGATCTTGCAGGACGTCGCGCAGAGAAGGCTTATCAACTCTCGAAGGCTTCACAAGAGCTCAAGCGTGACCAAGAGACGATCCTTGCTGCTAACCAAGGTCGCAGTGCTGGCAACTCGTCCACGGCTCGCAAGTTGGGTTCGCTTTTGTCTTGGCTCAAGACTAACTCGAACTACAACACGACTGACGGTGCTAACCCCACCACAATCGGCGTGAGCACACGTTCTGACGGTACAACCCGTACCTTTACCGAGGCAATCCTCAAGGATGGCGTTCAGCAGGTTTACACCTCTGGCGGTAGCCCCAAAATCCTCGTTGTTGGCCCCGCACTCAAGCAGACCGTTTCGGCCTTTGCTGGTATCGCAGCACAGCGTTACATGGCTCCGTCAGATGCACCGACGACCATCATCGGCGCGGCTGATGTGTACCTGAGCGACTTCGGTTCGATCTCTGTAGTCCCAGATCGTTTCGTTCGTAGCCGTGACGCGTTCATCCTTGATCCGGAATACGCAGCAGTTGGTTATCTGCGTCCCTTCCAGACCAACGAGCTTGCCAAGACTGGCGACTCCGAGAAAACTCAGATCCTTGCTGAGTTCACGATGGAGATGCGTAACGAGGCTGCCCACGGTATTTTGGCTGACCTCAAGACAGCGTAACAAAAACTGTGGTAAAAAAGAGGGAGGCGTAACAACCTCCCTTTTTTTTATGCTCAAAACTAAATTTCACGCAACCGA